CAACGATCAACGAAACCAACCAGAATACTGACCGGGCTCGCAGGTCCGAGACGGTTAGCACCACGATCGCTGAGACTAATCAGAATGCAGACCAAGGCAGGTTTAAGGAAGCCACTCAGCAGACCAACTGCACGGTAACCAACCAGAACGCAGACCTGGTGCGGCGGCAGGACACGCTCACTACGACCATCACCTGCACGACGCCCTTCCTCAACGTGCTACATGTCCGGGAATATCCGCTTCACACGGTAAGCTGTACGACGACACTGACAGAACGTGCCAGGCTGCACGACATCAACTTCACGTTGATCAACTGCACAACCAGCCTCTTCGAATCAGCGGACATAGAAATCGTTCAGTACTGGGGCATTCTGAATATTCTGGTGTAACCACAAAGAGTGGCGGAGTGACTACAATATACAGGATGAGTGTTCCTAGGAAGGGGGCGGACTAATGCCATGGAAGAAGGCGTATTCAAATGAGATCCGTTCCTGGATTCTCTTCTTCTCGGGTTTGGGCTTGGCGTATGGGTTGTACCGTAAAGGTACGGACCCCGGTCCATACTGGAGTATTATCATCGGCGTGTTTGTCGGTGCCGGGGTTCTTGTGAGCAGTATCTTGAACACCGTGTCTGCCATAATGAAGGGATCTAAGGATGCACGTACTCAAGCAAGTTTGGAACATTCCGATGAAGCTGGGGTGGGGCCTTCTAAGTATGGTCCTGGTCTGCGTATTCGCATTGGTCGGCTTCTACCAGGTTCAGCAGCAGCAGGACATAACAAACAGCGTCCGGTGCAGCCTGGTGTTCCTCATGGAAGACTCGGTCGAGACAATGTATGAAGATCTCCAGGATATTGTTTCTGGATTTGATGCATCCTCACCATTGATTCGGTCCCTAGAGATCAGGCAGTCAGCCTTCGTCGGCAGGTTCGAAGAAAACTTGCCGGTAGAGTGCACTCGCCGAGTCCACTAGTCAGCTATAGTGCCAAGCTAAGGAGGTTTCAACCATGGCATATGGAACACACAAGACAGATGTCTACCCGGCAGTCAAGAGCGCCTCGTCTCGCACGAGCCAACGCTTCCCGATCGGGACCGGCATCGCCAAGCTTCCGGTGAGTGCTCGTCGGCAGTCCGCCCGCACCAGCACCAACGGAACCAACCCGCCGAAGGGCGTCGGCACGCTGAAGGGCAGTGGCCTCCGATGAGGTCCTACCCACTGAAGGGGACGACCGTCATGGTCAGCGTTCCCCACCCGTACCCCGCCCAGATTCATGCCCTGCGGAGCGGTCCCGCACTGGCATCCGTTGGATCGGCCCATCACGGCAACCTGGGCCGTGGCGGCCAGCCGTCAGGCAAGTCCAACGGGAAATCTGGATGAGTCGCTGAGATCCCGCCTCAGCGGCGGTAGAAGCCCCGCCTCGCTGTTCACACCCCAGGACTGGTCTCCTCCGGGTCGATGCAGACTGAGGCGGGGCTCTCTGCTGTAGGCTGCCGACCATGGTGCTCCTGGGTGAAGATATCTTCGCAGCGTTTGACGCAGCGATGGATATGCTCGCTCCAAAGAGCGATATCGACTGGGTTCCTCTCCCCCACCAGATCCCACCGCCTGAGCCGTGGCTGTTGTGGATGCTGTTCGGTGGACGTGGTAGCGGCAAGACAGGAGCAGCAGCCAAGTATGTCTACGATCATGTCCACGGACCGCCATGCATTCCGGGTGTTCCTGGCGGGCATTGGATTAGCATTGTTGCTCCCACTCTTGGCGACGCTGTTACGAGTTGCGTCGAAGGACCCTCTGGACTGAGGATGCACGACAGAGGCATCAAGACCCTGAACCGTCCTGGTGGTATCATCGCTAAGTTCACAAACGGTGCCGAGGCCAAGCTGTTCGGCAGCAACAGCCCCAACGACGTGGAGCGTTTCCGCTCTGGTGGTAACAGGTGCCTCGTGTGGTGCGAGGAGATGGCGGCATGGCGCTACTTGGAAGAATCGTGGCAGCAGATTCGTTATGGTTTGAGAAGTGGGCCTCGGCCACACGCCATCGCCAGTACGACGCCCCGTACCCGCAAGCTGATTCGGGAACTACTGAAGGACCCGAAGGTTGTGATGACCCACGGCAAGATGACGGACAACCCGTTCTTGAACGACGAGGTCAAGGAGCAGCTATGGAAAGACTACGGCGGCACCCGCATGGGCCGTCAGGAGTTGGAAGGGGAGTTGCTCGAAGATGTTGAGAACGCACTCTGGACCACCGACCTGCTCGACGCCACCAGAGTTGACGAAGGAGACAAGCCAAAGACCTTCGATCGCATCTGCGTTGCTATTGACCCTGCTGCCAGTGAGAACGGTGACGAGCACGGCATCGTTGTCGGTGGCATGGTCAAGACGTGGGATCCGTGGTATCCGGGAGTCAAGCACAGTGATATGCCACACGGCTTCTTGCTTGAGGATTGTTCTCTCCGAGGCAGTCCGTCCGACTGGGCCAAGCGTGCCGTACGAGCCTACCGAGACTGGGAAGCCGACCTGATTGTTGCTGAGATCAACAACGGTGGAGACATGGTCAAGGCCACTATCCACGGTGTTGACCCCAGCGTGCCGGTCAAGGTAGTGCATGCCACACGAGGCAAGGCCAAGCGGGCAGAGCCTATTGCGAACTTCTTCGACCAGCACCGGGCACACATCGTTGGACACCTCGACCTCCTCGAAGATCAAATGACAACGTGGGACCACATTGAACCAGACGAGTCTTGGTCTCCAGACCGCATGGATGCTGCGGTATGGTGTCTCACTGAGCTACTCATCACGCCGGGATACACGACGACGTCCTCCTACAGTGACGATCGTCTCAAGAACAGGAGATAGACCATGGGATGGAACGTCAGGAACGTGCTGATCGACTCAGCACTGGACCGCTGGGCCAACTTCGACTTCAAGCCCGCCTTCCAAGACATCATCGTTCCTGTGGAGCCGTTGACGTGGGTCAGCCCTGAAGACCAGCGCCGTCTCCGGGCCTACAGCTTGCTGGAAGCCTATGTGCGGAACAAGTCCCGTATCTGGCTGAAGTCCTACCTGACCAGTGGGCAGACCGATGACGTTAAGAACCGTCGTGAATACGGTGACTGCAACGTCCTTGTGGAAACAGCCTTGAGCAGCTTGCTCGGCGACGACTGGACAGTTCTTACAAAGGGTGCCATGGGTGAGGACGACACCATCAGTGAAGACGGGGCGAAGCAGCAACAGGTGGCGGTCACCAAGTGGATGGACAAAGAGAAGTTCATGCTGAAGGTGGTCGAGTCCGAGACCCAGTCCATCAAGTTCGGTGACAGCGTGTACGTGCTCGGCTGGGACAAGCGAGCCAAGCGTGTCCGCTGCAATGTGTACGACCCGATGTTCTACTTCCCTGAGTTTAATCCGGAGGATGGGGGCAGCGAGGACTTCCCGGAGGAGATCGTCATCGCCTGGGAGTACTCAGAGGAGAACGACCGTCACGAGGAAGAGATCTACGTCAAGCGTATGGTGTGGTGGCTTGACCGTGGCGAGAACGAGGACCAGGACCCGGTGTGCATGTACCAATCGGCCATCTGGACGTTGGAACAAGCGGTTGATGGGTTCCAAGGCACCCCGCACCAGTGGTTGGAAGAGGACATCAGCCTGGAGATCGACTTCATCCCGGTGGTGCACGTCCCCAACACGGTGTCATTGCAAGAGCACTTCGGTGAGAGCCTGCTGGCTCCGGTGCTGCAGATCGTTGACGACATGCAAGCCACGGATACGGATCTTCAGGCTGCTGCTGCTACCACTGGCAGTCCGCCGATTGCCATCACTGGTGTCGGTGGGGAAAGCGGCCAGACGAGCTACGGCCCAGGAACGGTTCTTCGCACTGGTGACGGCAACGCCACATTGATCGATACGTCGCAGAGCCTTGACGCCCTGTTGAAGTTGAGCGATGCACTGCTGCAACGCTTCGCAGTCAACAGCAGGACTCCCGAATCGCTCCTGGGCCGTGTCAAGCCGAACGAGGTGCCAAGCGGTATCGCACTGACACTCAGCTTCACGCCCCACAAGGGCATGATCGAGAAGATGCGTCTGGTGCGGGACTACAAGTACCGGCTCCTGTTCAAGTTCCTGCGTCGCCTGTCCATCCAGAACGGTCTGACCGCTGACTGGCCGTCCGAGGAGTTCGAGACCTACTTGCAGTTCGGTAGTTTCCTCCCAGCCGACAAGCAAGAAGCCATGACGGTAGTCGTTCAGCTTCTGGAGGCCAAGGCCATCAGCCTGGAGACAGCGGTCCAAGTTCTTGTGGCTGCTGGCTACCCCATCCCCAACTGGATGAAGGAAATCGAACTCATTGAGCAGCGTGACTACGATGCCGCTCAGGCCATCATGACGATCACCGGCAATCCGGAAGCTGCGGCCAAGCGGCTCGGTTTGGATCCTGGTGACGTGGCTGCATTCGATGACCAAGAACTGCGTGACCAAACGGAGCAAGACGCTCAAGCTGCTGCCGATGCAGCCGCCAAGGCCAAGCCTCCGGTGGTGTCCGCTGCATGATGTTGCCATCTTCGGGTCGTTTGGTGCTACCCTGACCGCTACCGTCATTCAAGACGGGCCACCTCGGGAAGAGGGTATACGAGCGACAGGAGAGGATAAATGGTCACAAGGAACGCAGGTCAGAAGACTCGGAAACCACCCAGTCGGAGCGGAGGCAACACACCGCCGCCCCGCACACAGGTCGATGATGCGGATGACCCCGATGACGAACTCGATGAAGACGAAGACCAGGAAGACTCGGAAGATGACGACACGTTCACACAGGCAGAAGTGAACGACATCCTTCGGAAGCGTGTCGGCAAGGCCCAGCGCCAAGCCGTCCGCAAGGTCCTGGACGATCTCGGACTCGAGAGCGTGGAAGCCCTGAAGACCGCTTTGGCCAAGAAGGAGCCTGCCGCTCCTCCGGCCAAGAAGTCCAGCGATACGAAGGACGACGACGGCAACGCCGAACCTGTGGACGTGGAAGCGATCCGCAAAGAGGCTGAGACGGCGGCGAACAAGAAGATCGCTGAGAGGGACTTGACGGACAAGATCAAGGAGAACATCGTGGATACGTATGGGCTCACCATGAAGCAGGCCGCAAGGCTTCGCACAATGGTGACCGTCGATGCGGACGCCGATGACGATGAGATCCGAGATGCGCTCGAGGACCTCGAACAAGACTTCCCCGACCTGTTTACTCGGGGGTCGGATCGGGACGACACAGATGACGATCGGAACTCGGCCTCGGGCAAGCGCAGCCCCCGCCGTGACTCCGATGGCCGTGACCGTCCCGAATCCAACCCTGGGCGTGGTCCCCGGAGACGCCGTGGCAAGGCACCAGATGTCAAGTCTGCGGCACGCACCCTCCTGATCGAACGCCATCCACAACTGTCCAAGAAGTAACAACCAAGGAGGAGTGAAGAAATGGGTATTGCACCCGCAATCACCACCGACTCCTGGGGTGTGGATAGCAAGGGCTGGCTCCTTGCGAAGAAGGGCATGGACACATGCCGTTCAATCACGCTGAACCTCGCGCTGTTTGTCAGCGGTGACGGGTTCACGTCCACCATCCCCAGCGGTACGGTGCTCGGAAAGGTGACGGCTTCCGGGCTTTACGGCCCGTATTCCGACGCACTCACAGGCGGTCAGGAGATTGCCACCGGACTCTTGTTCGATGGCGTCCGATTGGCCGACAGCATGGGCAACGCATTCACGGTTGCCGGTGCGGCGATGCTTTGGGAGGGCATCGTTCGTCGAGACAACCTTCCGGGACTGAAGCTCCCGTTGCCCACCGCCCGAGGCAAGCTCGATGCTGCTGCCGAGGTCGACCTCAAGTTCATCCGGTTCGAAAGGTAAGCCATGGCAGGACGCTTTGTCTACGATCTTGTCGAACCGGCACTGCTCACACAGTACGTGCGGCAGTTCGACAACGAAATCCTCAAGAACCAGCTCTATCTGGAGCAGTTCCTCCCCAACCAACTCAACGACGAGTTGGAGTGGCGTGCGACGAAGTCCACGCTGCGTGATGTCGACGTTGCGGAATACCGTGCGTTCGACACACCGGCGACCATGACAGGTCGCCAGGGTTGGAACCGCTTGCGGGGCGAGTTGGCTCCCGTCAGCCGTGAGATCCCTCTCGGCGAAGAGGAAATGCTGCGCCTTCGTGCGATCCGTGAGACCGGGGCGGACACCGCCCTGCTCAATCAGATCTACGACGACGCCGAGTCCATGACCCGAGCCGTTCAGATGCGAATCGAGATGGCTCGTGCTCAGGTTCTCTACACCGGGGCCTTCACCCTGGCCGAGAACGGGCTCATCCTCACCGCCGACTTCGGGATGAGCGGAACTCACAAGCCGACCGCCGGTACGGTTTGGTCCAACGCTGCGGCACCGATCCTCACGGATTTGCTGGCGTGGACCCAGTTGTACGTCGACGACAACGGCAGTGAGCCAGCCATGATCCTGATGTCACGTCAGGCTCTGGGCTACTTCTACACGAACACCCAGATGCTCGGAGCAGCGGCTTTCGCTGGCACGACCCCGTCACGGCTGAACAACGAGATGGTTGACGCCATTCTCGCAGCCAACGGACTGCCGCCGATCACGCTGTACGACGTCAAGGCTCGTGTGAACGGAGTCCAAACTCGGCTCATCCCGGCCAACCGTGTCCTGCTCCTGCCGGACCCCAGCGAACCCCTCGGTGCAACGCACTACGGGATCACCGCTGAGGCCATCCGGCTCGCCAGCAAGGGCATGATCGAGCAGTCGTCGATGCCTGGCATCGTCGCCGTTCAACTCGAGAACGACAGCCCGGTCCAGTCCAGCGTCCTCGCCACGGCCATCGCCGTGCCGGTGATGCCCAACCCGGACCTCGTCATCGCAGCGACGGCCTTCTGACCAACGCTGCACGAGCCACAACAAGCGAGTAGGCTACAGGGCCGGGGATCAACTCCCCGGCTCTTAGTCTTTCTGAAGGAGGAAAGAAATGGGTAAGGTAGTGCAGCAGTCCGTTCACGTGCAGAACGAAGAGACGGGTGAGGACAAGTGGTACCACGCCGGGGACACCCTCGACGACTGGGCCGAAGACCTCGTCACCAACGAGGCCGTGTTCGAAGCTCCCTCTGCTGAGGACATCGGTCTCAGCCCGACCAATCAGGAGACGAAGTACATCACCGATGGCGACGTCTCGCTGGAGGAAATCGGCGGGGCACCCCAGCCCGTCGACTACACCAGCCTGAACATCAGCGAGCTCGACGAACTCCTCGAAGAGCGAAACCTCAGCAAGTCCGGCACGAAGCCCGAGAAGATCGAGCGTCTGCAGGCTGCCGATGCCGCTGTCGCCTGACGAAATCTTCGTCATGAGGGGGTGGGTGGGAACCACCCCCTCGGACGCAGAACTCCAAGCAATCTATGACGTGGTCGATGGCTACGACGCCACCGTGCTCTACGTCCTCAACCAACGGAGGGTGAATCTTTCCCTCCAGCCCGCAAGTTTGAGCGTCCCCGGCCTGAGCGTCAGCCACGGTAGCGATCTGCAAGCCCTCGAGGCTTTGATCGACGATTTCCGCAACGGCGGTGGCACCGGCCTCGAAGAAGACAGCACTCTCGGCATGCAGATTCAATCCATTCGTCGAGATTTCTGCCGATGACGTATGCCAGGCTCCGCCGACTTCACTCCAACCAGCAGCAACCTCTTCGAACAGGTGATGCAGGAACTCGTCCGGGACTTAGAATCGATCGGTGGACGCTCGGTCGGGTCTCAGGCGGACGAGGAGAGATTGTTGGCGGAGGCTCGGCAATCGTTAGCGGAAGGCCGCAAAGCCCTTGAAGACTGGACCAAGAATGGTCTGTCGCAGGATTTCCGCACTGCGTACAAGAACGGTACCGCTAGCCCGCTGAGCCCTGCGGCCAGTGCCCTGAGCACAAGCCACCGGAAGAAGTTTCAGCGCAACGGTGAGGCCGCATTAGCCGATCTGGACAAGTGGACCGCCGACCGACTGAAGTACAAGCGGTCGTTCAGTGACAAGGCCAAGCTGGAGAAGTTCATCAAGCAATCTGAGCTTCAACTGCGTGGTGGGTCAATCAACCAGTCGGATAAGAAGCGCCTCCAGTCCCAAATCGACCAAGCCCGAGGTTTGCACCGGACGGTCAGCAAGGCCATCGAAAGTTCACGAACCGCAGCCGGAGAGAAGCCGGAGGTTCTGTACCGTAGACGCCGCCAGACCAGTCATGGCGTTCGAGGAACCATTGCCAGTCGTCAGCCCGCCGACCAGTATTTCAATATGTTGGCCAGAACCGGCCACAGGGACATAACGAACTGGGGCTATCTACGTGGCGAGAACGACCGGGGTAAGCAATGGTTCATTTGCAGTGATGGGCCTGATTGCGGTTGGGCGCAACATAGGGACCCGGACAGGGCAAACGGCAAAGTCGTCAAGTTCGAAGAAGTCATCCCATATGCCCATCCTCACTGTCAGCGCACTTTCCACAGTAGCGACGGTGGTCCTGGATCCAAGAGACTGAAAGGATTGATCGCAGATCTGACGGGTGCTGCCAACACGAGAGCATTTAAGAATCTCGTCAAGGCCGGAGCAATCCTCGGGCAGACTGCGGCGGTTGGGACGATAATCGCCCAGAATCCACTGGTGCGCCAAACCATGCGTGACATCTTGGCGGACAGAGAAATCGCATTAGGGCAATTCACGAAAAAAATTCTCGGCGATTGGGTCAACTTCTACGAAAGAAGTGAGAGCCTAGTCATCAAGGCTCGTGGCTGGGAAGACAACGTCCTCAGCCGGGACCAACTGCGGACAGAGACCATGTCCGGAGTGGAACGTAGCATCATCAAGTCCGAAGCGCACCTTGGCAATGACCTGTCATTCGTTGACATCACCAGGGAGCAGGCACAAGTTCTGAAACTAAGGAGCACGCGACTGCGGCGTGGGGAACTTGTAGAGCGCATGTCTGACTATTCAGACTTCATTCGGCATCAGGAGGACATCGCAGCGGGTGGTTTGCGTAGCGTGGGCGCAGCAGCCAGAGACGAGAAGATCTGGGGCAGCATCTTCGAGAACGCTGGCGACATGATGAAGTCCACATGGGCTCGCCGTGGGGCCAGAGTGTACAACAATGCCAAGCGGATCAATAGAGTTGTTCAGAAAGCCATCAAGGAGAACCCTCAGCGTGCTCAGGTAGAGGCCATTCGCATTGTGGCTGGGGCTGTCAACCCGCTGCCATGGCTGAAGGCCACCGTCGGGCCGGTACGTTTCAGTGTGGGGATGCCGCACTACGTCAGGCAGAAACTAGCCAAAGATCTGTACATGTCGATGCGTGGGTACGAGTTCCGCCTTGCAGCGGAGCCGACCTATGCCTGGCGGACAAACGTTCCCCTGTTGCAGCGCACCATCAGCGCCCAGGACATCTATGAAAGCCTGCTGCCACGCATCACCTACATGGGCAACCCCATCCACGTGAGCCTGATGGCAGTTAACGGCAACCTTATTCCTAGCTTCAAGCTGTTCCCGCAGCAAACATTCTTGAAGTTCCTCAGCTTTGAGGGTCGCCTGAAGAGTGGTGTCTTCGACGAACTCATCAGCCAAGCCCGGACACTCAGCCCTAGTGAGATCCCAGGATACTTGCGGCGTGAACTCCCAAGGCTAGGTCAGGATGCCATCTTCAACTTCGATGCGTTCCGTAATAGCCCCATCGGTTTCGGTGCTCGCATGTATGGCAGTGAGTTGGAGAGCCTGGCCGTTAAGTTCCGCCAGGATGACGGGCTGCTAAGGTACACTCAGCGGTGGTACACACGAACCGCAGGGCAGGCTAAGGCCTCCAAGCGTGCATTGACGTTGGTCCCTGGGCTGAACGGTGGCTACACCTTGGGCGCAGTTGTTCAAGACGCCCGTAAGATGGAGCAGTTGATCGGCTTCAGTACCATGCGGGGCAGCTTCATGGAAGTTGCCCAGACGTTCGGCCTCAAGTATGACAAGTTCTTGGAAGACGTTGCGACCCACTTGAACTATTACGGAGTCAAGCTAGATGACTTCCACGAGTCCATGGACTTCTGGCTCTACAAGAAGGGTGCCGCCGAAGGTTCTCACACCTTGATCTGGGACACGGCCGACACCATCCTGGACAAGACCCACTCTGTGTTCCGCTCAGTACTGGAAGATACGTTCAACAGGGTCAAGTCCATACAGGAGAAGAGACTCCTCGCCAACACCGAGATCCCCTTCACTGAGATCAGGCGAGCCAATCAATACCATGGCATCTTGGCTCAGCGAGACATGATCCCCGATGACGTGTGGGAAGCTACCGTTGACCGCAGCATCAGGCTGAACAGGCACCTGGACCCAGCGTTCTCTAATGAGATGGCCTCTACGATTAACTGGTGGATGGAGAACATCTCCAGTGACATCGATGAGCTACCGATCTTCATGGATGACCTGAAGTTCCGTGAACTGTACGGTGCGACCAAGCGGGAATCTACTACCGCCATGGCGTACAACTCCAAGTTCAATATCATCCTGGTTCCTCAGGAGTACGCAGAGAACTGGACAGCCCTCGGAAAGATGGTGGTCAAGGCTCAGGACGTCAACTGGTGGAACCCAAGGGCCGCAGCTAACGCCAGCCATACCATCATGCATGAGGTCGGGCACCACTGGTCTCTCACCCACTTGGAGCCAGAGAACTTGGCTGGCTTCTGGAGCAAGACATTCCGGGCACCAGAACTTAAGAACTACTGGCACAGTCCCCCACCAGACCTCGAAGGTATGTGGGCTGGTGATGCCAAGGCCATCCTTGACTCTGGATTCGAGCAAGCTGAGGACTTTGTTCATAACCGCCAGGGATTGATCGATGCCATTGACGACTGGATGAATGAACCAGGCATTGCTCAGCAGATCAATGACATGGTCAGCGGGTACGGGGCGACCAATGCCATGGAGTTGTTCGCAGAACTCTTCACCGAGATGGCCACCGCACCAGAGCTAGGACGCTTGGGTAGCTTGGGTGCTAGGGCAATAGGACTTGGAGGATAAGAAATGCCACTGGCACCACCGAGCATGTGCGCCGCATGCAAGAACTTCAATAACCGTAGAGAGGTCCGTCATGGAGTCGAGCCAACTTGCAACGCCTATCCAGAAGGAATCCCCTGGAGATACTACTACGGAGGAGATAACCATACGGATCCCGAAGGGGATGGAGTTGACGATATCGCTTTCGAGCTCGACCCAGAGCGAACCTTTGCTCTCGACTCGTGGGTTCGATTCTGGTACGTCCCAGTACCTACTGGAATTGATGAGGGTGAAGCTGTCGCAGATCAATCTACAGTCATTGAGTGACCAGGCTCTTGACGGTAGCTTTGATGATGACCCCATGGGTGTAGCATTGCAACTCATGAAGGCACGGATTCTGGAGATTGTGGG